CTTGTGTATTATCAAAGGAGTTAATGAATCCGTGTTGAGAGAAGGTTCTATCTTGAGGAATTTTCCTTAGGATAGAAAAGATCCAATGATGCAGAGGTTTTAGAGCTGCCTGACTTCAATAGTCAAGGATGGCTACTAAACGATTCTTACCCTCCATGTCAGGAAATGAGACGATCTTTCTAAATCGTTTTATCTCCTTCTCTGGTGGTAAGAAACCATGGTTTCTAATGAAACTATGGTTCTGTAAAATTAGATCAATTCTCTCAGACAGGCGCTTTCCAGCTACTGCCTTAATACTAACCAGAAGAGATTCTGGTAGACAAATCAGGTCATCAAGGTAGTGCCCTAGGGCATGACCATTGGGGCCTGATTTGGTAGTAAAGTGGTAGTTGGAAAACCTAAGTTTTCTCGGAACTCTAGAACTAGGATTGTAACCTAAGGACTTTCAAAAGTCCAGAGAATACTTTCCTATATCAAAAGTTACCGGGTAAGGGGCCTCTGATATCGTACTTGTATCATCTGGAACCTTTGGTTTCAGGGATCGAGTACACCACAAAATAGTGTTCAAAAACGGGAGAAATTCTCGCGATTTCGACCCACGAATATGTGGTATCAGGTCCCCTAGACACTTAGGTATGCCATCGGAAGTAGTTCTTATGCCACAGTTAGTTACCAGTTTACCTGATAAGTAAGCCAGTAATTGTGTCCTAACGGTTTTAACATAATTGATAAGACCGATAGAACCCCTAGTATATAATACTAGGTCTAACTGAAGCAAGAGAGGAGTAAAAACCTTATGGGACAGAGAGCATCTAGGTCTGGAGTGGTTAATACCACTCCCTATCTCTGATTGATCAGAGACAAAGACACTAGACATCCAGCATAGGACCTTGTCTATGAAACGAATAAAGGATGTCTTGTAGCGTGTCTTATTGATATAGAAGTAACTTTTACTTTTATTTCGACTAGACTTGTTATTAGAATATCTTTTATTCATTTATTTATAGATGATACTATGGTGGAATTGATCCTAACCGATCAATTTGCTCTGTCAAGGACGTAGCAGCCTGAACGGCTCCACTACTAATTGACTACCAAAAGGTGACAATCAACCGCAGTGGTTCCTCCGGTCAAGGAGGACCCCCTCTTAGGAATAAGGGGGGGTGTTGCCCCTAGTAGTAACTAGG